CAAACCCTGCCGCGTCCGGGGGTTTGGGGGCTCAATGCCGGCTCAGTTGTGCTGTTTCGCAGGTCCGACTTGCCGTCGGGTTTGCGCCAGTCACCACACAGGGGAGGGTGTGGTGTCATCGAGCCGGAGATTTACGACACCCGACACCAGTAGAGGACGGTGGGGTTACCGAAGGTGGTGGTCGAAGTAGGCATTTCTGATGTCTGGTTTGGCACGATCCCATTGATACGTGGTGTCAATGCATACAGCGCTGAAATGGCGCTGACACTGGTGGGGCTGCCCGGTGTGGTGCCGGTCATCCAAAGACCGCATGCGTAGCGTTGACCAGCCACTAGGTCATAGGTGGCGGGGTAGCCGCCGGCGGTAGCGAACGATCGTGTGTTGACGCTGTTCGCAGTGTTGAAGACCGTCGTGTCCGATGCGGTCCGGGCCACCAGTGTGGCTGTCGTGCCATCGAACGTGTACAGGCCGAACCGTGCTGCGGTCAGCCCAGAACTGTTCGATGCACCGACCGCAAAGCTGATCTGACTGATCGTCATGTTCGCTGACGGTGTGAAGAAACTGAAGTAGCAGGTGCCGCTGGCAGCAGCAGTGCCGACCATTGTTTGCTGTCTTGGCACCACATCGAGCACGCTCGAGGTGTAGTTGAGGGATTCACGCACACGATCGATAGCGACCTTCACAGCGTTCGCAGTTGCTGCGGTGCTGGTCGATGTTGACGTGGTCGAATCGGTCAGCTGCACGACACCAGTTGCCGAGGTGGTTGCAGTGGTCGCAGCGATCGTGCGGGTAGCACTGTCCCAGGTGACCGGTGCGGTCGCGCTGATCGAGTTCACGAACCCTTCGGTGCCGACGATCTCTGAGACACCGGCTAGCGCTTGCTGTGCAGCGAAGTCACCTAACGCGATGTGCCCTGGGTTGTTCGGGTGCAGGTTGTCTGCTGACCAGCCGAACGGATCGGTGGTCGCTGTGCTGTAGGGACCGAACAGTGATGACCAATCCCAGATGGCGCAGCCGAGTTCCTCGGCTTTCTCATACATGGCAGTCACGATCGGCGCCCAATAGGCGTCGGTCTTGCTGCCGTTCGTCGGGTTCACCAGGAACGCAAACGATGGCAGCGACTCTGTGCCACCCGGTGTGTTTTGAATGTTCGCGACAAGGGTGGCCATAGCGGTCTTGATGTTCGCCGCTGTTGTTGATGTTTCGTTTGATCCGAGCGCGATGACAACTAGCTGCGGTTTCAGGTAGCCGACCGCAGTGTTCAGAACTGGCGAAGCTGACGCATCAGCGATCGTGTAGTGCGTTCGCATGATTGCTGCCCAGTCATCATTGAGACTGCCGTCATAGTTGTCGTTCCATGTTGCAAACGATGAACCAGTTTTGCCGGACGCCCAAACACGGGTGCCGATCGTTTCGGTGCCGTCGTGAATGTAGGCACCTTCGCAAAGAACGCCGCCGGTTTTGCCGTCGCTCGATGTTTCCTGAGTGATCCGCAACGTGACCGTGCCACGTGCACCCCACGCAGCCACAGGGATCTGCTGCGCAACCAGTGCATGAGAACCTGGGGTCAGAGCGTCGTCGAACGTGTCTTCGGTGCGGTCGAACAGCAACGTGCCACCAATGCCGGTGCCTGCATAGGCCCGAATCCTGATCGCACCGTTGTTGTACGGCACCGGAAAGATCTTCACGCGACGGTAGAACACCGTGGCGCTGGTGCCGGTCACCGTCAGACGCATATCGGCACCCGATGGGATTGCCTGACCACGTCGACCCAGACCAAAAGTCTGCTCAGTTGGAGAACCGGCAGCCACAGTCCACTTCGGACCGGGGATCAAACTGTCAAAGGTCGAACACGCAATGTAAGTGCCGGTGCGCCCGTCGGTGTTCGCAGCCTCAGCAAGCAGCTGCGCGAATCGTCGCACATAGGTTGTGCCGGCACCGCTGGTGCTCGAGCCGTAACCCTCAGTGATCGAATCTCCGATGACGAGAATGTCGGCAGATCGCTGGGCGTTGCCGTTGAGCCCGTAGATCGATCCGTACCTGGCATCGGCGAAGGCTTGCTGCCAGCGTCGCAGCGGGTTGGTTGCAGCCTGCCGGGACAAGGTACGCAGCGAAACACTATTGGCCGACACAGTTTGTGTGCCTGAGGTGTACACGATCGGGTCAGTAGCGGCGATCACACCGGTGGGGCCAGTGTTGCCGGTGTCACCCTTGTCACCCTTCGCACCAGTGGCACCGGTCGCGCCGGTAGCGCCAGTGGCACCGGTCGCACCCTGAGGGCCTTGAGCACCCTGCGGTCCTGCAACCCCAACCGCGACAATCTCAGCTGACGCCTGCGTCAGTTCGATCGGACGGTCATTGCGACGCAACGTCACATCGGTCTGTGTGATCGTCACATCACGGTTCACCTGGTCACATCCTGAACAATGAACACCGGGCCGGCAAGCAGCGTGGTGACCACACCTGATGCGTTCTCCTGCACGTCATACACAGCTTGGCCGGCGGTGAGCGCCCCAGTGACAGCGGTGCCCAGGGTGCATTGGAACACACCGGCGGTGCCGTTCGTAACCGAACAGCTGAACGTGGCAAGCACAGCGGTTGACGCTGCTGTCTGTCGTATCTGACTGCTGTAGGTGCGTCCAGTGATGTTCACTGGCACACCTGCATCGTCTTTGACGGTGACGGTCAGTTGTTCTGTGTCGCCGGTGCGAATCGTGATCGGCAGTTCAGCGGGGCTAGCCATTGAGCTCACCGTCACCGATAGACACCCAGCTGCTCGACGCCACTGATGCGCTGCTGCGATCACCGAACGGAACAGACCCGAGCGACGTGAGCACCGAGAGCACGAACCCACCGGCAGCTGCGCCACCAACGGTACGCCAGTCAGCGGTGAACAGATCAAAGCCGGCAGCGGCACCGATAGCGACCACAGCGGTTTGCGCTGCGGTCTTCACAGCACGCTCGAACACATCAATCCAATACTGTTTGCTCAGCACGTCAGATCTCCCACTCTGGTTCGGGTTGTTCCTGATAGTCAGGGTATTCGTCTTCGTCAGGGTTGTACGGTTCCGGTTCGGGTTCATCCGGTCTGATGATCGTGTCGGGTTCTATTTCAATCACTGTCATCGTCGTCACCTTCTTCGCTGTCTTCGGGTTCTTCGGGTCGCGGCTGATGCAACATCGCACCATAGAGACAGTCCAGGTATCCGATGGCGTCAACCACTGAGTCACGCAACAGTTCCGGTGGGAAGTCCTGTGCCAAGCCGAACGACAACCGTGACAACTTCATTGAAACCATGAACAAAATGCCTTCGACAGCGGAGAGCTCCACACCTGTGAGCCGCTCATAGATATCTGTGGTCAGCGCGTAATCATCCCACGGTGGACCGTACAAACCGCCGCGCGTATCAGACCCGGTGCCGTGCACCAACATGAACGCATCACGTGCCGGGCTATCCCACTGCGGCACCGTGTCTTTGATTTTCTTGCTCATCGTTTTCCCCTTAGAACATTCGAGCAGTGAACTTCGACAACCTGACACCCTCGTAACGTCGGCACAGATAATCCAAACTGACGAACATCGGGTCAGCTGATCCGTCACCGTCAACCTCATGGAACATCACGATGCCACGCCAATGTGCGTTACCTTGCGGACCTTTGTAGTCCTCGTCATGCAGATAGCAGGCACCAGCAACCAGCCCGAACTGTTGTGCACCGGTGCCAGGTAGGAACCTGACCGCATAGTCAAGGGTTTGCTGGTGACCCATCACGAACGTATGCCCGATCTGTTTGAGTCGACCAGCTGCGTTGCCGCCATACGGTCGACCTGACATCGGGTTCGCCCAAAAATGCACATACCAAATGCCGTCGACACATACCGGTTGCAGGAAGTTATGGACCTGCCAGCCGTGCTGCCGGTAGTTGAGGTCATCTAACGACAACAACCCGACCAGTTTCGGGTCATCATCAGCAGCCCTAGTGATCCTGTGCTCATGGTTCCCCAGGGTGATGTGCCGCTCAGGTAGATACTGTGCGTGCTTCACCTGTCGCTGGTGTGCGTTGTGATCCTCGAGCGCTTGACACAACACGTCGAACCCACGGTTTGCAGCGTCAATGTCAGCCACATAGCGGCGACCTTCGAACGAAGCTTTACCAGCGTCATAACTGCTGAGGCTTTCCATGTCGGCATGGTCACCGATGTGCACAACTACGTCAGGTTTGCGGTCAACGATGTACTGACCTATCCACCCCAAATGATCCAACGGCACACCAGGTTTCACCTGAGTGTCAGGGATCATCATGTGTGTGCGCGGTTTACCAGCGTCGCCGGCCACGGTGGTGCACTGATTCGTGTCTGTCGAGTCGTTCATCGAGCCGCTCAACTTTCCCATCGACCCGTTGAATCGATGTGTGAATGTCAAGCAGTCGGTCACCAACATCGGTGATCAGCTGCCGACCTTCTGCGTGCTGACGTGTGTTCTCACGTCGCAGCTTGACTAGCTGCACGATCGCCCCAACAATGCCGGCAAGTACGATGCTGATGGCGGTTGCTATGCCAAGCCACTCGGCAACCCCGAATCCTGGTGTGTCAATGACCTGCGTGGTTGCTTGAGCCAGCATCGATCATCACGCAACCCAGGCACGCCAGGTGCCGTTGCTGTTCTGCGTGCGATAGGCAACCTGACTGGTCGCGCTGTTCCACACGCACACTTCGAACCGTCCGTCTTTGTTTTGTGCTGCGGTGACACCGTCAGCGGCGAACGGTTGCCCATCGTTCAAAGGCACCCAGCCACCGAAGTTGCCGTTGGGTCGCTGTTGCCACCGGTGCACCAGCTGCCCAGCAAAGAACCCGAACTGAACTATGCCACCGTCCTGCTTCGTGACCATCAACATCAGTTGCTTCTGCTTCCTGTTGGCACCGGTCAACCGGCGCATGAACTCATCAACCGGCCATGCAGGACCGGGGTCTGTGTGATCGGTGCCCAAACCAGCCTGGGTGCATAGACCGTGGGTGCTGATGCCAGGCTTGCCGGAACGTAACCCAGCTACGTCAACCCATTGGCGTGGGATGTTGTAACGATCACAAAGCGAGGCGGTTAGGTCAACGACACGATCGAGCTGCTGTTGCGGCCACCCTTCAGCAAGCCAGTCGGTTTTGTACGCATAGCCTGATTGTTCAATGCCGATCGAAGCGGCACCGCCATAGCGGTTTGCGGAACCGACATGCCATGCAATGTTGGGTGGTCGAACTCCGCACCACACACTATGAGGGTCGACCATGTAATGCGCTGACGCTCGAGGTGTAGTCGGGCCTGCGAACCATCGTGCGACCTGCTCGGCACGTCCGGGCTCTAACGGGCATTCCATTGAGTGAATGACGATCAGCTTCGGGGTGCCGGTTGCGGGTGTCCAGTGGCGTGCCTGAACGAAAGGGATGGTGTCTAGGTTCACAGCGGGTTACCTGACGGACCAACATCTTCGATAGTCACCCTGGTTGATTGCACCGTTGACCCGTACAGGTTGAACGAATGTGCGACACCTTGCATGCGTAACGTGTACACAGCACCAGCGGTCGATGCGATCACAAACGAGTTGGCGACCTGCCAGCCGGTGCCGAGGTCAGTGTTGTACTGGGCAACGCGACGCACAACCGCAGCTGCATTGTTGTCATAGATTTCTGCGACGAACCCGGTGGTGTTCGTTGACTCAGCTAGTGACGCTTCAATAGTGAACCGCAGATAACGGTTGCCGAGAATCGTCACAGTGGACCGCAAACCTGATGTAACCTCAGCCATTGTGGTGGTGATCGTGCGGTTCGTGCTGTCAGTCTTCTGACTGATCACACCCCACGGTGCATTCCAGCCCGGACCTTCACGCCAAGCTGTGCCGTTATAGGTGTACAAACCTTCGGAGCTGTTGTTGCTGGCGATGTAGCACACCATACCTTCCACCAGGTTCGCACCGCTGATCGCAGCGTCGCGTGCTGTAGTGCTGGCGAACACGGTGACAACCTGCGACCCCAAATATTCGTTCAGGTTCGACGATGTCAGTACGTCGTTCGTGTTCCACTTCTTGTAACCACCCACAGCTGCACCCCTTAGAGAGCTAGACGCGACGTGTCAAGCACGCCACGCGTTGACGAATCCAACACAAAGCCCTGTGTTGGTTGCGGTCCCAGTTCAAACGACAGCACCATGTTGTCAGTGCCGAGCTCACCGTTCACAGATTGAACCTG